CCGATCTGCTCCTGGGCAGCGGCGGCCAGGCGCGCATTGGTGTCGGCCGCAGCAGGAGCAGCGACCAGAAGCAGTGCGAGGAAAGCGATAGCGAGCATACTACTCCGCCAGGTGTGATGTTGCCGAGGTCGTCGCCATGGGCGACGTCAGACTGGTTGGTGCCCGGAGCAAACATCGAACCTGTGTCACGACCCAGCTACGAGTGGCGCTTAACGTACAAAGAACCCCAATAATATCAAGGGCTTACTGAGAAAAGCAAGATGTATCGGTCGGGCATCGATGTGCCTTGTGTTACCCCAGTATGGTACTAATGTGATACCTCGGCAGCACCTGGGGGGCAGTGACTGCGTACAGAAATTTGCCCTCGCTCGTTGAACGTCCAACAACAACATGCGAAATCCGCCTTTAACCGGTTTTTTGAAATGCGCTGCTGAGTGAACCCCCGGGGGGGGTACATTCGCAGGGACAGCAAGAAAACTGCCCGACAACGGCTGCCTGCGTATCGCAGCCTCTACTAGCACCTTCTAAGCTGCTTTCGGGGTCTCACGAACGCGCTGGGCCAGCCGGGAAAGAGTAGACCGTGAACAGCCGGTAGCGGCGATTACATGGTTCCAGCTATCGCCTCTTCGCAGCATGGCCATAATTGCCTCGTTGCGCTGTACATCCTCTTTGCGACCTTTGTAGCCGCCTTCAGACTTGAGCTTCTCAATACCTTGTTGTTGACGCCTGCGACGATCGGTGTAGTCCTTACGAGCTATAGCGGCCAGCATGTCCAGCATCATCCCGTTCAAGGCATCCATCATCCGTGCGGTCATTTCATCCGTGGCGCTGGTCATCATCCATGAAGTAGGCAAATCTAGAGCAACCACACGAACCCTACGCGCCTGAAGTTCCCGCTTCAGATGTTCCCAATCTTCGGCATCTAAACGCGACAAGCGATCTACCTGTTCAATGAGCAGTACGTCGCCTGCTTGGCAGTCCGACAGCAACCGGAACAGTTCGGGACGCCGTAGGCTTGCCCCTGATTCGTTCTCGACGTAATACGCTGCAATACGAAGGCCGCGTTCGGTTGCAAAGGCATCAAGATCAACTTTAGCGCGGCTGGCGTCTTGCTCTGCTGTGGATGCGCGCAGGTAGGCACGGACAAACATCGTTAGACCCCTTCAGTTCGATTTGGATGGTTCGCATTATGCCAGTTCGATTAGGGTTTGAAAAGGTCAATAAACGAACCAGAACTGAGCCTTACCCCATTGGTTCGCTTCAGGTATACCCTAATTAGACATTCAAATGCGAACCGCTGATCGAAGCTAGCCTTCGCTCTGCGCAATAATTAGTGACGACCAAGGTCATAAGTACAACAGACGAGCTATACTTGCTTCACTACCACATAGAGAGGTGACGCATGGAATTGAAAGGCATCTTCACTGAATTTGACCAGCAGCGTCAAAATTCGATTGCAGCTTTTGAAGCACGTCTTCAGGCGCGAAACGAACGTAAGACAAAATTTATCAATGTTGTATATCAAGCCGTCATTCCATTCGTTGAGGAGTTAGTTAGCCTAGCGCGGCAGCGTCGCATGGAAGTTGTGGCGGATAATAAGACTAACAAAGACAAAGAGGCAGTGTATAAAATACGGTTTGAATCCGCCTATGGTATTCCAGCATTGAACAAGCAAAATCCAATCGAATGCGCAGTCTATGCCGACGAAGATTACGATGTGGTCTATTTTGCAATCAACTATGGAGTAATTGATCCAAAGAATCCCGGTGGACGCCCCTTGGCTACGCGATCCTATCCGCTTGATACGGTAACATTGGAGCAAGTCAAAGAAGTCTTAACGAACTGGGCCAAAGAATCTTTAGAAATACTGGCAGAAGCTTAAGGTCGAAGTAGTAGATAGGGTAAAATCACTAAGAAATCTATGCAATCTTTTACTCTTGATTAAGTAACGGAGAATCAAAAACAATTCGCTCTTGCAGGCGAGGCGATAAGGAATAATGAATGAAGCTGATTATGTTCCGAGCGTTAATGATATTAGTGCCAATTGCGATGCTGGCAGGTTGTGCGGCTGGCGTGAAGAAAATAACAACGCCAGATGGAAGGTTAGGTTATTTAATTTCCTGTGATGGTTCAGCCGATGATTGGTCCACATGCTATGCAGAGGCGACGAAGTTATGCGGGAAATACAACATCATTGACCGAAATGAAGCCAGCACACCAACCAACTACGGTCCGCTAGTTCGGCGCCATTTGGTTGCAGAATATAAGTAACGCTGATATTTAGACAATTTTTATGTAGGGTATGCAGGCGCGGTCTTATCGTTACGTTGACAGAGTATGTGACTTCAACGCCACGTTTTCCGAGTTTGACATTGGATGCGATTCCTTGTGAATCAACGGCTTACAAGGAATCGAGCCCATACGCTTTTGTTGAATTGTTCAAACAACATTGCACGTATGGGCGAACGACGCAATAATCTACATGCGCCACCTGAGCACCTGCGTTTGATGCTTTGACGGTGTTTCGCCGGTAAGACTAGCCCCTACCGTTGATGTATGGTGTTCGCAGGACCGTACAATCTGAAGTGCCCATGGGATGTTCACCCACACCATTGCTGGAACCGAAATGGCCTTCGCTCATAGACATAGGTTTTACTATGACGAAGACTGTCACGCCTGTACATTCGGGCATTGCTCAAAATACTACTGCTATTGACCTCAGGGATACCGAAGTCCCTAGGTTTCTCATGCCGTCCGCACAACGGGTGGCCCTCAGGGACATCCTTAGAGACAACGCTTTGCAAGTAAGGACTAGGGTTGAACCTAGGACCGTCCGCCAGTACGCTGAGGCGATGCAGGCTGGCGCTGAGTTCCCGCCAGTTAAACTCGCACGAATCGAAGGTTCACTGTATTTGGTCGATGGTTGGCATCGGTGCGATGCTGCTATGTTGAATGACCAGTTCCATATCTGGGCAGAGGTCTCTGATATGACCTTCAATGAAGCCCATTGGCAGGCTGCAAAAGCAAATACACAACACGGCTTGCCGCTCAAGACTAAGGAGTACCGCGAGGTCTTCCGGGCGTTCATCGACTCGGACCAGCATCAACAGGGTAAGAAGTTGATGCCCTACCGCGAGATCGCTATCCACATCGGCAAGCCGTTCAGCACAATCCGTAACTGGATGGAAGCTGATTACCCTAGGTTGTTCAAGAAGTACCAGCAGAACGCTAACAGCGCACCTGGGGAAGCATTCGCTGACCGTGAGGCAAAGCAGATGCAAAGGCGTCTTAGGGAAGCCGAGGCCGCTGTACACAACGTCAGGAACATCGGGCGAACGCTCGACCCTAGAAGTCTTGGGGAACTCATCAATGCCCTGCGGGAAATCTTGAGTGATCTTGAGTCCAAGCCATATGAGCCGGTAAAGGTAGCGGACTTTTAAAGGGTATGAAGCTTCCTTGAGGCCGAGCATGGCGGCCTTTGGAGGATGTGCAAATTGATCTTAGTAGGCAACGCTCTTTGAACTTTTAGGAACCGCGCTAAGGACCCATAGATTCACCGGGGCGCTGCATTGAATTGACATGAAATCGAAGAAACAACCATATCAACCTGACCCGGCGAAAAAGCTGGAACAAGAAAAGCTGTACGCCTTGTGGCGCGCGGAACATGAGGATGAACTAGCAGAATATGCAAAAGAGTCCGCGTTGGCTGCTCAAGGGAAGAACGCGGCATACGTTGCAAGGCATCGCGCGAAACAATTGAACGCTTTGCCAGCATGGGCGGACCTGACCGCGATTGACAAGCTGTATGCTGAAGCTCTGGCAACTGGGCTGCATGTAGACCACATTTATCCTCTTCAGGGGGAAACCGTATGTGGCCTTCACGTCCCGTTGAATCTGCATCTGCTGAGTCGTTTGGAAAACCTCAGGAAGGGCAACCGAAGTGGCCACCGAACAGCAGCGCCAGTGCGGCGATGAATACGGCTTGAGGCATCCTTCCCACGCTATGCCCGTACAGCCTCCATAGCTTTGTTCGTCCAGTCGGCCAGTAGGCTCAACGGGTAGCCCTGCCCGTACCGAGCGCCGACTCCCTGTGTGGTGTGACCAAGGATTTGGTCTTGGATGGAATCAGGACATTGGACAGCCCGCAGGCGGTCTTTCATCGAATGCCGCAGGCTATGGCAGGTCAATCGTGACTCTTTAAGAGCGTTACGAGTGCGAATCCATTTGTTCAAGGCAGCCGAAACCGAGTTGACGTTGCATTTCTCCACAGTCGTGTACTGAGGGAAGAGAAATTTGGAGTCGCCTTTGAGGGCTTGAGCAGCCCTGATAGCTCGCATAGCCCGAGGCGTCAACGGAACCTTGCGCACGCTTGCCTTGTCATTCTTCAATGACCGCCAAGGGTGTTCTTTCAGGTCAATATAAGGGGTGTTGGTATCAATATTCACATCGGCGGATGCCAAGCCAGTGATTTCGCCCAGCCTGCAACCAGTTTCAGCCAAGACCGTGACAATACAGCGGGGTTGATCCCAGCCCTTTGCGGCAACCCATTCATCCACGGCATGATGCAGGGACTTCAATTGAGGCAGATCGAAAGGCAGGCGATCTTGGGCGTCCTTACCTGCATTGGGAATCTCAACACTAGAAAACTGATATTTGATGTGAAGTTCGTTTTCCTTGATGGCACGCTTGACTGCAGCGTTAATACAGTTGAGGTAACGGGCGACCGTCGTAGTCGTGATCGGCTTACCGTCCTTGTTGTGTTCTCCAGCCAGCAGCCACTTGACGAATTCGTTGACATCTTGACGACGGATCGACCCAAGCGAACGGTCCGACTTGAAGAAATTCATCAAGTACCCAAATGCAATTTTCCCTGATCGTGCAGTCTTCTCCGAACGCGACGCAAGGTATTGTTCAAGGCAATCGCTCAGGGTAAATTCCCGCCGTCCTTGGGCAATTTGAAACGCCGTAGCGACAACGGGGGGCAGGTATGGGTCGATATCTCTTTTAGGATTGATCGAACTGCCTTGCTCATGCGCTTCTTGAAGATTGTCCCGGACCTTACGGGGCAGGCTATCGTCAACGATATCGAAGAAATGTCCTAGCGCCTCTTCGTCCTCATTGGGTGCAGCAGGGTCGATACCGCTATCCCGTAGCAACGACTCTGCCTGCGCCAACGTCCTAGCATTGGACGGATTGCGCAACTGTTCCCATTCCCTATCATGCTGGGCCGTCAGCTTGGCGACTTTGGGTGCTGCGATCTTGAGGTCAGAGGTCCGAAGACTGATTACGACTTGCGCCTTGCCTGCCCATTCGGAACCCGAGGCTGTCAGTAGGGGTTTAATGTCATCAGGAATACGACGACGGTAGTAAAGAAGGGGACTGTTTGGCTTCTTCCAGATGTGTTTTAGCTTGAGAGACACAATAGGGGATAGGGAAAATAGTGGCATATGTCAGCATAAGTGATACGAGTGTGATACTCGTTTGTGATACCACTCGTGCTGAAATTGTCCATAAATCCCAATGAAACCAATTACTTACGAAAACTTGAAGTAGTGAAACTGGTGCCGACTGCAGGAATCGAACCGGCACGCCATTGTAACGTTGTGCCAATACGCCGTTTCGCTCGTCCGAGTACAGACGAACTGCCAGCGTCGACATCTAGTCGATAGTCACGGGCATTGCCGGCCGCGTGGTGGCCTGCGCCTGCAGGTCTTCAAGATTCTTTGGGAGCTTGTGCAGCGAGTGTCTGCTGCGGCCGGCGAATGGCTTCCCGGGCTACCTACTTTCTTTTACAAAGGTCGGCGACCTTTGCATGCACCTCTTTTGTGCGAAGTATCTTTAGCATGCGGTCGATCTGGTCCTGGCACTGGTCGAATTCAACCTGGGCCTTAGGGTGTGGCTCAGGACCTTGGCGCGAGCCCATATTCAGCATCACCTGGTCGTAGTTTTGCGCGTTGATCTGGCTTGCTTTGCAGGTCTCAGCAGAAAGTTCGGCAGCGCTCATGGCCTTCATTTTTGGCTCGTCGAGTGAAACACATGGGCCAGCGTAGACGGACAGTGACACAGTACAGAGGGCAATAGCAGTAAGGATCTTATTCATGGCTACTTGGTTGACCGGCATCTGCGCGTGCCGTTTCGCTCATGTAAGTATAGCTACGTATTTCCACTTGGAATCTAACCAATACTCACGCCGTCGCCGACCGTGTTGCGTGCTTGGCATTCCTGGCTGCTAGCTCTTTGAGGCGGCGAGAGTGCGCCATGCCGGACGTGAATGTCGTGGTGCAGCCGATGGGACAACTATTCGGGCGGCACGCCGCTTATCCCGCCGTTACGAGACGTACCTCATCACTATGCATGGAAACAACATGCTACGCGTAGGCACCGAGTGCGACGAACAGGGCATCGGCTTCGAGCAGGAATGGGCGGTGCGGGGGCCGGCGCCAAGTCCACGTAAATGGCACGCGGTTGTGCGGAACCACTCGGTTCTTGCGGAACTACCGCGAAAGGTAGCAACTAGCTGAGAGCCGCATAAACAGTGGTGCCCGGAGCCGGAAACCAACTGCCCGTAGATTCGGGTGCTATGGAGCTCGTGCGTAAAAAATGGGGATTACGGTTGAGTTGTTCGAAAAGCGCCCCGGAGGGCGCTGGTGATTCAGGCGGCGGGAATCAAACCCGCAGCGCGCCCAGCATTCACGCGGGTCTTACGGTCGATGCTCTCAAAATCCTGTCATTTCCCAGCGCTATCATGATGAACTTGCCCCTTGTAGGTTGCGTGTAACCTCTCTGCATAAGATCCTCTATTGTGACAAAGAGTGATGATTTGATGAATTGCAGATGGTAGTCTGCTTGCTCTGCCAACACATAAGGAATCTCAAATGCGTCAATTTTCGAAACTGTTGCTAGTGGCCTTCGCGCTCTGTACTGGATTGCTCTCGTTGAGCGCTCAGGCACAATCAAGAGTGGTTGCACGCGTTGGCGAATTTCTCACGGTCAATCAGCCTTACGTGAGTGGCCTTTACACATTAATTTTCCAGTCGGATGGGAATTTGGTGGTCTACCGTGGGACGAACTACATTTCGCAGAATCAAGTGTGGTCGACGAAGACGAACGGCAAGGGGGCGCAATATGCCGTTTTGCAAAACGATGGCAACTTCGTAATTTACAAGAATTTGGGAGATCCTAATAGCGCGTTGTGGACCAGCAATACGGCTGGCACGCCTCGTCCAGGCTATACGCCCACGGCTGCAATTATGAGCGACGGGCGATTTACAGTTAACGGATATGGCGGTGTTTTCCTGAGCCCCCTGGATCCGAGGGCGCCACCTGCCCCATGCACCGTGGCGACGGCGTACCCTGTTTGTATCTTTGCCGGCACTACAACCCAGTGGACGAGTACTGTGCTTGCATGTAGCCCTGCTGAAGCGATGAGTATCGCTAGTCAAATGGGTGCTACATTTGGTGCGTGCCGCTGAGCAGTAAGCTATTTGGGATAATACGGATCCTCACTGGCCAAAAAAGGGAGCACTTCTGCTCTCTTTTGTTTTACTCGAGTTCGGCTGCTGGCGAGCGCTGATTCAGTTCCAGCGGCTCGCCCAGCAGCCGCTCCATCATCGCCTCGGCACGCTCACATAGGGCCGACGCGCCCGCAATGACCACCAGTCGCGGCCCGACATCCTTGCCGGTCTGGTGAACGGTCAGGACATGGCCGCCGCCGCCCGGGGTGAGGGCGTAGATGTCGAAGTCCATCACGCCCCCTGCGGAGCGTTCCCGGCATAGCGGGAACCGCCGAACACGCGCACCGCGGCCCACATCGCGCGGCGGCGCCAGGCCGGCACGCCACAGGCTTCCAGCGCTTCGAGGTAAAGGTCGTCGGCCACGTCGCGCGGTACGATGCCTTTCTCGTATGCGAAGTCGTGCACGACAGCCGCCTCGTCGCCCACGCCACCGAACAGCCAGTAGGTGAGCGGCGCGCGCGGCACGCTGGCGAAGTCGGTCACGAAGCCGGTCGGCACGTGGACCTGGAGGCCGAGCAGCACCGATTCGAACACCAGCGGCGACAGCAGGATGCGATCGGCGCTGGCCAGGCCCACGCGGTCCGTGCGCAGGGTCGACAGGAACCGCGGCTTACTTGCCGGCGACGACATTGCGCACCTCGTCGCCGGTGTAGGTGCCGCTGCACTGCAGGGCGAGGTTCGAGCAGCCGGCCAGGACGAGCAGGGCGGCGATCAGCAGGATGCGTTTCATGGAGTGCCTTTCAGGTTGTCGTACTGGGACATGTTCCGGCCGCGCATGATCGAGATCAGCAGGTCGGCGTACTTGGGATCGGTGGCGTAACCGGCTTTGGCCGCGGCCCGGGCCCAGCCTTCGCCGGTCTTCTCCTTGAAGCAGGCGGCGTAGCGCGGGTTCACCTTGAAGAAGTTGGCGTGGTCGGCCATGCACTCGGTCCAGTCGACGTAGGCGCGGAACTTGTCCTGCACCAAGGTGCGCACGCCCTTGATGAACTCATGGGTCTGGATGACCGTTACCGGGCCTTTCCACTTCGGGCCCGGCTTGATGCCGAACAGATTGCAGCCAGGCGCGCGGGCGCCCCAGCCAGACTCGAGCGCGGCCTGGGCCAGGATGAAGCTGGCCGGGATGCCGGTGGCGCGGTGCGTGGCTTGCGCGGCCGGCAGCAGCAGATTGATGAATGCGGTAGGGGGCATGGTCACTCGTCCTTCTTCGCGGTGTCGGCCGGCAGGTTCAGCCGGGCATTCAGGACAGATTCGAACTTGAACAGGGCGCGGGACCCCATGTGGGCCGCAATGCCCACCAGGGCGTACTTGAGCGGGTTTGGCGCGCCGGCGGCGTCGCACAGGTGCGCGGTGACGATCCCGGTGAAGCCGGACACGACCAGTTCGCCCACCAGCTCGGTGACGTTCCAGACGCGCGCGTGGCCGTCTTTCATCTTGCGTACGAACGAAGCCCAGCCGCCCCATAGGGAAATGCCGATCAGCAGTGCCCAACTGAGCAAAGTGTCGTAGTCGAAGCCGCCAGGCGGCGGGGAATGGTTCATGGTCTTCTTTCAGGAATAAAAAAAGGCCACCTCGAAGGGCGGCCGTATAATTGTTGAAATAACAAACGGGTGAGACATGGACGACAACATGCTGCGCGCTGCCGCCTCTGCTGCTGGCGTGACCTTTTATTCCCTCCTATTCGCGTACTTGAAGACCAAGCTGCGCCGCTCCAGGGATGAGCATGGGTGCGGTCTTCCGGAGCGCATTGGCCGCGCCCTGGGCCGACTGTGGGCGCGAGGCCGCCATGGTTACAAGCAGGCGCTGAGCCGGCGATAGGTAGGCTGCGCCGCCGGCCAGCAGGCTGGCTGGTATCGCGGGGTTGACGAAGCCGGTACCAAGTGCCCCGGCGCCAGCCCAGAGGCGATCTGCCGTGCCGCTATTCGGCACCTTGCCGGTCAGGACCGTCCGCCCAGCGTCGCCTAGATCCTGGCCCAGCGCTGAACCACGCGCGAACGCCCCCTTGTCCTTCGACTTATCCAGCGCGCGCACTGCGTTCTGGAACTGCGCCGGCGTGAAGTCGCCATCTTCGGCACCGAGCTTCGCCGCGGCGTTCTGCACCCGCTTGAAGTTCGCCCAACCGGTATTGACCGCCTTGAGCTCGTCGGCCATGCCGCCGGCCTGACGTTGCAGCAGCCCGCGCAGTTCGTCCCGCAACTGGCGCACGGCCGGCGCGATCCGACCCTCGTAGATGTTCTGCGAGCCGCCCAGCTTGCGTGCGTCGGCGCCGAGCTGGCTTTCCACCCGCTTGAAGCCCTCGGACGTCAGGATGCCATTGTCGAAGGCTGATTCGACATCGTTCAGCACCATCTGGAACGCGCGCTTTGCGTCCTTCGACAGCACATCCTTGTTCACCAGGTCGCGCAGGCCGGCCACCTTCGTGGCGAACTGCTGGTCGCGCGGGATGGCGCCGATGCGAGACAGCACATCGTCGTAGCGCTCGCGCAGGGCGTTCTCGGTGTACACGATGGCGTCGCGCCCGGACTGGCCAGCCGGCAGCTTCTCACCGATCGGCTTGAGTGCCCGGTTGATGGCGGCCGCCTGGAACTGGTCGTTTGCGCCGCGCCGCGCCGAGCTGATCGCATCACCAACGATGGGTAGGCTCTGCACCTTTTCCTCGAGCGCGCCGAGCCGGCCACCCAGCGCCTGGCCGATGGTCGGGTTCACGCCTTCTGCGCGCAGCAGCGCCAGGTTCGTGTTGCGCGAGGCATTCGGGCTGACCACGCGCGCGAGGCCGGAGCCGACAACTGGCAGCGTGCCGCCCAGCGCGGCGCCGGTAGCGGCCTGCTGCCGCTTCTCGCTCCAGAAGTCACCTTCGGCAACCGGCGCCAGGCCGGCCGACGTTGCCCCGCCAGCCGCACCGATGCCGACCCGCCCCAGCAACGAGGCTGCGGCTGGCGCGCGCATGGCGATCGCGGCATTCGCTGGCGAGACCACGTTGCCCAGCAGGCGGTAGCCGTCGATACCTTCCTGGCCAGCCGCTTTGCGCCGCGCCTCGTAATCCACATTCGACTCGCGCACTTGCTGGTCAACCCCACCTTCGGGCAGCCGAGCCACCAGCCCGGTCTTTTCGGCGAGCCAGTTGTTCGCCTGGTTGACGCCCTGCACGAGACCCTGCGGCAGTAGGTTGGTCAGCAGCTGGGCGCCGCCGTCGATCGGGTCGCGCACACCGCGCACAAACCGCTCAGTGCGGCTCGGGCCGCCGGCCGTGCGCACCGGCGCTGCTTCGAACAGGTCGGCCGACAAGTCGCGCCCGCCAGCAGCAGGCGCTGGCGCATCGCCGAACAGTTCAGCGGAAAGATCACGTCCTGCCATTATCGGCCTCCAATCGTGTAGCCCTTGGCCTTCAGGGCGGCGGTTACTTCTGCGGTGCTGCGCCCGCTCTTGCGCGCGGTTTCGGCGATGTCAGCCAGGGTGACCGACCGGCTGCCGGCCGCGGGCTGCGCCTGGGCCGGCCGCTGCTCCGGCGCTGCGCCAGGCTGTTCATATCGCGAAGTGTCGAGCGGCTCGTGTCCATAGTTGGCCCGGATGCCGTCGACGTTCAGCTTGCGGAGCTGCGCCGCGCGCGTGTTGATGCCGCGGATCTCGCCAAGGCGCTGCTTGACCAGCTCAGTGTCGTTCAGGTTGGTGAACAGTTCATTCCACGCGCGCTGTGCATCGCCATCGGTCTGCACGCCGGAGTTCAGGCGCAGCGAGTCGTTGCGCAGCTTTTCCAGCGTCGACCGGAAGCTGGCCTGATTGCGGCTTGCCTCATTCGACATGCCGCTGGCGTTGCGAGCTTGGCTGACCAGGTTCGACACCGGCCCGAATGAAAGCGTGCCGCCCTCAAGCTGGCCCTGGATGCGGGCGAGCTGGCCATCGATGCCGCTGGCGGTGGACAACGCGTCCAGCTCGCTCTGCTGCATCTTCAGAGCGGCGGCCGGCAGCGGCTTGTTGCCTGGGTTTGATGCGACGGCGCGCGCGTCGACCATGTTCTGGCCACGCATGGTGATGTCCTGGCCGCGCCGCTGCATGGCAGCCGACAGCAGGGCATCGGGCGACGCCGTGTTCGCAATCGAGCGCACGGAAGCGCCAGTGCTTGGGTTGATCAGTTCGGTCGTGCCGCCGGCATTCACGCGCTCCAGGTTCTGCGCTACCTCCAACGGAACAGGCTGACCGCTGCTGCCGTCTTCGAAGTAGGGCGCATACAGGGTTTGTTCGCCGACATTGACCTTCTGCCACTCCTTGACCTTCGGTTGCAACTTGAGCGCCTGGTCCTCGGCGGCATTGGCCTCAGCCGCATAGCCGTTATCGCGCAGGTACTGGGCATACTCCAGTCGCTGCTGGACTAGCGCGCCGCGGCCAGTGCTTGCGCCGCTGGCGGGAGTGGCACCAGGGCTTCCACGCTTGCCGCTAAGCGCTTGCGCTGCATCTGCCGGCGATTCGCCAAATCGATTGACGCGGTCGATCAACTGGTTGGAGGTTTCAATGCTGCCAGGGTTTGGCAAGCCGGCCTGCGCCGCCGCGTCGTAATAGGCTTGTGCGCCATGCTTCCCTGCAGGTGGCGCGCTGTCACCCAGCGCATCCATGTGCTGCATGAAGGGCGAACGAGGAAGCTGACCAGACGCTCCACCCATCAGGCCCTGGAACATTGCTGCAGCAGACCGGTCGACCGGCGCTGCCGGTGCCTGCTGCTGACCGCCACGCTGCTTGCCATACGCCGCCGTCAGCGACAGGAGGTTCTGCGCACGCTGCCTCTGCGCGTCTTGCGCCGCCACGTCGGATTCGGCGTTCTTGATCTGCAGCGCGCGCATCTGCTCGAGCTGGGCCGCCTGCCGCCCCTGTTGTGTGGCCTGCTGCCCTGCCTGCAAGCCGCTACCCAGGATCTGGCCGAAGCTGGTCGGCGTGCGCGATGGCCCCGAGGCCTGGAGAATCTGTGCTGCTGCGGCGAGCAGCCCTTGCGACTGCGGGTCGCCGCCGAAGATGTCGAGTAGTCCTGCCATGATTTTTCCTTACCAGCCAGGGCCGAAAGATTGCACCGGCAGTTGTGTCGGCGCGTAGTGATAGTTACCAGCTGAACCCTGACTCTGCAGCGAATTCGATGCTGGGCCGCCGAAGCCGAAGAAGCTACTCAGATTGCTGCCCATATTGGTTCCATTGCGGATCGAGTTGTAGTCGGTAGATCCGTTGCCGCCGAACATGCCGCCGATCTGGGCACCGGCTAGGCCGCCGCCGAGTGCCGCGCCGGCGTTACTCCCGTACAGCGGCTGAGACACATTTCCGGTGGTTTTATTGGTGGTCGTCTGGTTGTTTGTCGAGGTGGCGCCTGCACCGAGGAATGGCGCCAAGATGCCACTCCCCATGCCCAGGCGGTTCAGGTCGGTATTGCTGTAATTCGCCGAGCTGCCCAGCAGGCCCTGTTGCAGGCCGATCCCGGTCGCCAGGTTCGAGCTGTTCTGGCCGCGCGTGGCCAGCAGCGCCTGCACGTTCGTGTTGTCGGCCGCTTGCCGCGCGGCTGCATCCTGGGATGCCACGCCATATTGCTGTCCCGACAGCCCCTGCGCCGCCGACAGCGCGCGGTTCTGGCCGTTCTCGTACGCGCCGGCCAGGGCCGACGAGTTTGCCGCCGTTGCGCCCAAGCCGAACTGCGTGTTCGAGTTATTCATCTGCTTGGTCAGGTCGCTGATGGCCAGCCCCTCGGCGATGCCCTGGCGCGAGCCGCCGTACTGGCCGGCTGCGATCGCGCCGCCGCGAATGCCTGGCAAGACGTTGCGCTGCAGGTTGTCGGTCAGGTTCTGCTGGTTCTGTTGGAACTGGGCGCCGGCGAGCGCATTCCCGGCCTGCAGCGATTTCATCAGCGCCGACGTGTCCCCGCCACCGAGCAGGCTCTGGAACGTGGGGGACAGGTTGATGTTGTTCTGACCCGGCGCGCTGACCTGCGCGCCCTGGATCGTTGGCGCGTTGAACTGGCCGCTCATGAGCACGTCGGTCCCGGCCTTTCCGTTGTTGAGGATCTGGCCAGCGTTCGAATTGAGGAAGCTGTTGGCTTGCGGTGCCAGGCTGGATCCGCCATTGTTGAGCAGACCGCCCAGGCCACCCAGGATGCCACCACCGTTCAGGCCCAGGAGCTGCGCGATACGCGGATCCAGCGTGTTAGTCGAAGTGCTGTTGGACGTGCCGTCCTGCGTTCCGCTCTGGTTCGATCCGGCCTCAGCCGCCTTCTGGTTGTTTTTGCTCGACATGTAACTGCCGACTGCGCCGATTGCGGCGCCGCCAATTGCTCCCCAGGACATGGTCATTTCCCTTTCAGTTGAAGTTGCTCGCGACGGAACTGCAGGTATTCCTGTTCGTTCTGCGCAATGAATTCGGCCTCGATCTCATCGACGTCGGTTTTGTGTGTGCCGTGCACGGTCAGCCAGCGGCAGTCAGTGACCGCGAACACTGCGCGCTTCGTGCCAGGTGGCGACACTTCCATATGGCCTGGTAACACTCGCTTCGGTCCGGCGTCGGTCAGGACCAGCAGCTCGCCTTCCAGGAGCACGTTGAGGCTCTCGTGCTTGTGAATCTTCCCAGTGGCCACGGTGCCGGCCGGTATCAGCAGCTCGCGTGCGTACACGCCATGCGAAAAGTGGTTCGTGACAGGCATCTCGACCGGCTCAAGCTCGCGTGCGATCGCCGCCTCGAGCGCGAATACGCGCGCATGGTCCAAACAGGTGGCTTGGGGTGGCGCCAGGCTAAAGCTGACGCGCGCCGGAGTGTGTGCCGCTACCGGCGCAAAGTTCAGTTGTTTCATGGTGGTCCTATTCGATCGATGTTCTGCTGGTAGTTTCAGGCGCCCCCAAACCAGCTCCAGACCATGCCGTTGTAGACATAGAGGCCGTGGCCGCTGCCGGGGTCCCATAGCGTGCCGTCGGCATAACGAATGTCACCCTGGCGGACCTTCGTCGGCGGCGCATAGGTGACGTCGATATGGCCGTCCGCTAGGCGCTGTACAGCGACGGCGATCTTGTTGAACTCTTCCTCCAGGTACGCCGGAATGGCCGTGGGGTTGCTCGGCACCGGCCCTGGGGAATATTGAATCGTGCTGATGCTTGGGTTTCTCACCATTTACTCCCGGCCTGAACGTCATAGTCGTAGCTCTCCAGCAGCCACTGCGCAGCCGTTCCCGATTCGATGCGCAGCGCTGGATAGCGGTAATCCACGAAGCAGTCACAGGCGATCGTCTCGCCGATAACGTGCTCCATCACGGCGTCCCATTCCGGTTCGCCGAATGGGTCGGTCTGGTGCCCGCCTACCTTCACGATCACCGTCTCGCCCTGGTTGCCGGTCACGCGCAGCCGCACGCCGCTGATGCGCTTCGTCATCGTGGCGTCGCCGAATGACAGGCCGCGCCGCTCGAGGTAGGCCATGGGCAGCGTGCCGTTGAACGTCGCCGAGGCGTCGAGCAGCAGCAGCTGCGCGTCGTTGGACGCCATCAGCACCCTCGCGAGGTTCGGGACGAAGCCCGGCCCATTCCAGGATGAGATGTCGGTTTCCCAGGAGTCGCCGTCGGATGCCCAACTGTCGCTGAGCGTGCTGTTGACCGGGCCGAATGCAGCATGGTTCAGGTTTGGGATGTCGCGGTAGCTGACCGTCTTGTCCACGTAATTCCAAACCATTGCCTTGTTCGGAACTGTGGCGCCCACGCTCACGTAGCAGACGAACACCTCGTTCATGAACGGGTTCTTGAAGACGAATGCGCGATCGGTATAGGCGGTGTCCATGTCCTGGAACAGGGTCCGGCGCGCCACCTTGTCCAGAACCGAAACAGCCGACTGGCCGTCATGCACCACCACGTCGGAATTCGCCAGCACGAAGTGCACGCCGTCGAGCTCCACGATGCAGTTGCGGTTCATGGCGCCGGCGATGCCCAGCACCTTGCGGAAGCTGAACACGTAGGCGCCGCCGGTGTAATCCATGCGCCAGACCGACTGCTCCTTGTAAATCATGAAGCTGTCGCGTAGTTGCAGGCCGTCGACGATGCGATCACCGCCCTCGGCCAGGTCATACTCGCCCGCGTCCTGCGTCGGGTCGCTCGGGTCCCATGTAATCGGCACGCCGCCCGGATCGGCCGGCGATGACCACTTCACCATGTAGCCGAGATTCACCCCACCGCGTGTGATGTTCAGCGCGATCAGGAAGTTCTTGTAGGCGCGAAGTGACTTGCAGAAGGTGTTGGCCGGCCAGTTGTCCAGCGTCTGGAAGCGGCCCGCGATATCGAGGTTCCAGCGTTGCGGCGGGTCGACCTCGTTCCCGGCGTTCAGGATCGGGATACCCGACAGCATGGTGCTGGTCCAGCAGTTCTGCTTACCGGTGTAATCGACGTCGGCGCCAGCAGTCTGGCGGGTCAAGTTCGTATGCACGGCAGTGCCGCCGACCACGGCCGCCGCGTAGAT